TTCCGCTTGGTCTCGTATTTCCTTGATTTCTTGCAGTGTCGAAGCTTCTTCTAAAGCTCTTCTAGCTGCGTCTAGTTTAACGAGTTGCATTCTTCTCTTTCATTCACGCCTTCCAGCCAGCTTGAGCGAGAGTTGAGTGAATCGCTTTATCGCTTACTCCGGCACATGAATGTTTGCCCGTTTTTTTAGGGAGGATGGGCAAACCGGATAACCGGAAGGCTAATCTGTTAAAAAATCCTCTTCATATTCTGAAGGTTTTGAACCTTCAACCCATACTGGATTAACGTATTGCGTGATCTGTCCACCACGCTTGAAGAAAGCAAGGATCTCTTCTGGAAACATGGAATCAGCAGGAAGCTCATTGGATTTGACAGAAGCGTCATTCCATTTTTCTTTGACTTCCACCTGTTTTTTGGCCTCCTGCTCCAGCTCAGCCTGTTTCTCTTTGGCCTTGTTGCCGTGATGAATCGCTCGGCACTCGTTGCTGCAAAACTTTGCTCTCGACTTGCTCGTCACTGGTTTGAATTCGGTCTTACAAATCCAGCATTTAAGAAGTCGATTGTGGTCTAAGCGGCTGCGGTTTCTTTTAAGGTGAACCAAACCGTTGCAAGTTGGGCTACAGTATTTTTGGCTTCCGGCCTTTGGTTGAAACGTCTTCTGGCAAACCAGACATTCTTTGGGTTTCAGCGTCCCAGGCATTCTGGGAATCGTCCCTCGAACGTAGGCTCGCCTTTTGTCGTTGATATAACGGCATTGCTGACTACATAAAATGTTGCGCTGATTTCTTGGCTGGAACACCTCACCGCATTCGACACATGGCCTTGGCTCAACCGTTACCGTTCTCTTGTATTGCTGGTTGTAGCACCTAGATCCACAAAATCGCTGATCCTTACGTTTGGGCATAAAGATTTTGCTGCAACCTTCACAGGCAATCTTGACTTTCGGCTTTCTATGCTTAGCTCGGTATCTTGCCGAATTGTCTAGCTGCAACTGGTAACTGCATTTTTTAGAACAAGTCTTGTGGCTGCTAGACTTGCGGTTGAACCGCTTTGAACAAATCACACACTTGGGTCTTGTGTCCTGGGCCTTCATCTCGTCTTTGCAGATTTGCCCACAGGCCTTTTCTTTGCCTTCGGTCAGAAACTTCAGGCCGCAATTTACGCAGACCTTAATGGTCAAAGGTCACTCCATGTCTGTTCATTATGTGGATCGTCCAGCCTGCTAAACTTCTCTTCCTTCGATATGTCTAGCGGCTTTAAATCAAAACAGTTTCTTTCATGCTTTTGGTGTGTCAGCTTGCCGCACCTTGAGCATTCGTATAACTGACAGAAGGTGGGTTCACGCCTTTCAGATTGCCGAACCAATCCCCAGAAATAAGCCTCTTTTCGCCTAGTTTCTTCTTTGAAGTCTTCGAGCGTTCGCATAACGTCTATTGATGAAATACAAGCGAATTCGCCACCAAAGCTTCTTCCAAGCTGGCGCTGAATGGTGTGTGATGATTCTTGATTTGCTTCTGGACTCGGCTCGAAAGAAGTGAGCCTGAATGCTTGGTGTGGTTGTCATCTTCAACTCCATGTTTGTGGTGGGGAAACCTTGCTCAAGCTGCTGGCAGACCCCTCTGCCAATTACAAAAACAAGGCTTGTTTTCCCCATGTAGACTGTTCAATGAGACGGAGCCGTTTCAGCCGGTTCTCCCAAACCGCAACCCATCCATTGGGTTGAAAACTCCGTCTCAGTCAACAGCTAGTCTTGCGAATTGCCTTGAGTGCCGTCTTTTGTAATCTCGCAATCTCAACCGCTCTTTCTGCTTGGGTTGCCTGAATGGCAACATCAGCGGAAATCTGCTTCAAAATTTGTTTTTGATTCTCATTGATTTCTTCCAAGAGATTTCTTGATTCAATCAATAGAGTCTTTATGTCTTCATCCATTGACCACCTCCCGAATCTTTCTAACTTCCTCTTCAGACCATTCAACTCCGGCATATTTGTGGAGTTGCCGTCCTTGCGGAATTTTTCCTTCTCTGCGAAGTCGCAGAAGCTTGGGATGTGATATGCCAATTTGATTGGCAACTTGTTGTGTGGTCAGCATAATCGGTTGAATAATTGCAAAGCTGGTTAGCAGGTTTAAAAGAGTTTTAAACCTATTCTAAACTTAAGTCAACTCTTTTTCCGAAAAAAATGCTCAGATCGGTTTCAAAAAGGTTTAGCGAGAGAGTCGTTGAACAAAGAAGTGCTATGGGAATGTCTCAAGCAGATTTAGCCAAAGCGTTAGAGGTTTCTCAAAACACTGTCAGCAAGCTTGAAAGAAATCGGACAAGGATTGATACCGATAAAATTGAAAAACTTTGTGAGGTTCTAGGTCTTGACGTATCGGAAGCGTTGACGCCTGACCAAGTGAAAAAACCAGAATCCAAGGAAGGCTACCGAACGATTCCAGAATATGACGTCCGAGTTTCTGCTGGGCATGGCGAGTTCCAAGGCATTGAACAAGTGAAGCAAAATCTTCAAATGCCCAAAATGTTTCTTCCTGAAAATGGACAAGTGGGGTTCGTCAGAGTCGAAGGCGATTCCATGACGCCAACAATCGCTCATGGTGATTATGTGGCTGTTGAGTTCGATTCTGGCTACACCAGTGACGGTTTGTATCTGATAAGGATTGATGATGCGGTTTTTGTAAAGAGGCTTCAGAGGAAGTTTGGAGGTGTGAGAATCATTTCAGACAATCAGCAATATGAAGAAATGAACGTTTCACCCGATGATGGAAACGACTTTGGCTTGATTGGAAGAGTGGCTTTGGTCATTCGGAAAACTTAAACAACACTTCAACTGTTTAAATGTCGTTTAAATCTTTTCGGAGTATTTAAGTCAATTGATCTCAATGTTGATCTAATTCAATGAGCCACAAAAACGAGATTGTTTCAGACAAACGCCAACAGGCTTTTGTTGGTCAGTTGTGGATTGAGAAAAAACGCTACCGTCGAGTCCTGGCGCGATTTGCTGAAGTTGAGGACTTGCCAGAAGAGCAACTGAATTCTTTGCTTGTCGAGCGGTTGCTGCAACTCAAGAAGAAGCTGACGCGAGAGGTTGAAGCCTCTACAGATAAAGACGGTTTGTTTTTCTCGGAAGTCCTGCGGTTGTTTCTCGCCCATGTGGAAGCCAATCGTGATAAGTTGACGGTTCGCCAGTATCGGCAGCAGCTCAGTCGTTATCAAAAAATCGTTGGCGATTATCGGATTCGGCTTCATTCGTCCAAGTTCACAGACCAACTTGTTTTATCATTAAGAAGAGCCGGATTAGGCGATCATAGTTGTAATTCATACCTTCGAGCAGTTCGCGCAATCCTTAATTGGAGCTGGGAGCAAGGCTTTCTTCCGGCTGCGATTAAAGTCAAATCGGTTCGCTCATCCAAGCCTTTGCCTTCGGTCTTCACTCAAGAACAACTCGAAGACTTGCGGCAACACCTAGAAGAAGGCTGGCAGGAAACCAAACGAAGACGATTTCTGGTGCTTCTCAGGACGTTCTGGTTTCTTCGCTATACTGGCATGAGAGGTGGCGAACTGTTGCACCTCGAGTGGCGTTTTGTCTATGCGGATAGGATTGAACTTCGCTCAAGTCGAGAATGGAAGATTAAAGGTAGGCGTGATTCAGTTCTGCCGATTGCGGTTAGGCTTCAGGAATTTATTCAGTCGCAGGATATTCAAGGCGAGCGTTATGTGCTGGACAACGGCAGAGGTAAGCCGCTTTATAGTTCGCTTGGGGATTTGACCAAGAGTATGCGAAAAGCTTTGTTGAAGTGTGGCATTGAAAACGCGAAACCGTTGCATAGTTTCAGAAGTACGGTTGCAACGGAATTGTTGGCTGGTGAGAATTCAAATCCGGTTCAGGTGCAAAAACTATTGCGTCATCAGTCGATTCAAACAACCATGAGTTATTTGAACACTGACCATTTGCAGCAAGTTGATTTGGTGAATCAACTCGGAAACACTGGCGGAAACACTGGCAAGAAAAAATCTGAAGAATCCAGCAAGGCTAGTATTCGTCTAGCCTATAGCCGAAAGTCTAAAGCTGACTGTTAATCATTGGGTCGCTGGTTCGAGTCCAGCTTGGGGAGCCACTTCCAGCCGAAAAACCAGACTGTTTCAAAGTGGCGGTTTTGACTATCCGCCAGTGATTGCCTCTTTCAGCTTCTTTGCCTTCCTGACTTTTCTATAAATTCCTACTCCAGCCGCTGCCATCGGCAGCCCGATTGCCGTTAATACTAGCTCAACGCCACCGGATTCAACAGCAGAATTAAAATATTCAAAAAAGATTTCCATTTAATAGCTCCAAATCATTAAACCGTCTTCTCTATCGTCTACATGCAGAAATCTTTGACTTCCTGTGAAACTGAAGCCATACCCACCGAACAAGCCCATCTGAATTCCAATTTCTAAGAGTCTTGCTCCATCGGCATTCCAGCAAGCAATATCCACTGCTCGACCTAATACATGATAACCTGTTGATTTTGGCTTCCCGTCTTTCCATTTAGCTTTTTCAACCGGATGCTCTGGCGAGCGATACGCTGAAGTCAGTCTGATAGGTTTGCCGTAATGCTGCCGCAAGGTTTCAAGCTTCGTCAGAAACAAATCTGACATTTCACACTCACCTGTGAATTTACACTTCAGCTCGTCCCTCGAAAAATGCTCAGAGTGGTCAATAAATTCCATTAGGTTTCTCGTTCAGGATAATCAATACACTCTTGCGAATACATTTCACCAAACGCTTCTCTTTGGGGTAACGGCATTAGCTGAAGGTCTACATATCTGTGATTCTCGCGGTAATGGTCAATGACGCAAGAGCACAACTGAATGGCGGATTGCATGGCGAGATTACTGGTCATGCCTTGCATTTGATAGGTGGGAGCAAGTCGAAGTGAGCATTGGTAAGCCCATGAAACTAAGTGCAAGGTTTTGTACTCAACAGGCAAGGCGTAGGCTGACGTTGAAAGCAGCAAAGCCAAGCCTGTGAGAAGCGGTTTCATTTTTTTAGATTATCCATTTTTTGACTTAGCTCAGAGATGGCAACGGTCATGTTGGTCAGTGTTGTGTTGAGCTTTTCGTGAACTGCTAAAAGCTGTTGAGACTGCGCGGCCTGAAGGTTCGCGAGCTTTTCTGTGGTGGCCTGCTGCAATTGGGAATTTTCGCGTAATAGCTCGCTGACGCGAATATCACTTTCAGAATCTTTAGTTAGCCAAATGTTTCGCTCCTTTTCAAAACCTCTTAAAAGAAACACGATCAGCCATCCACTGAAGGTCAGAGAAGCCATGCCAAAACCTAAATCTTGGACTAATTGAATCATTGAATTGGGTTCTGCTGGCATTGCTCGGCCTTGGTTAATCGTTAGGAGGTGTGGGCCAGGTGATGCCCGTTAGGTTTCCGTTTTCATCCAATGCAGGAGTTTGTGTAGTTATGTCCCTAAGAGCCTGTCTGTAGACTCGCCATTCTTCGGTCATTATTACGTCAGCGTTTGCCATCCAATCACATTTCGCTAAAAGTCCCATTCGATACTGTCTGACGAATTCCAGAGCGATTTGATTATTTGTTGGAGAAGTAACTCCTTTTTCGTTTAAACTGTTTTTAGCAATTTCAATATCTAATGGATAAAGTTTCATAACTGCACCTCAAATAAATGAATTGCCAATCGATAATCTGTATATCTCAAATTACAACTAGTCGTTGACACACTATCCAGGTTTATCTGAAGCACATAATCTGGAGTCGTTGAAGATGGTGAAGCGTCCAAGACCAATCCTGCACAAGTAATATTTGTAAATGTAGCGCTGGACTGCCCACCACTAAAGACTGCCAAATCTGTTGAAGGTGATGCAACGGTTCCCTTACTTACGAACATTGAGGCAAAACTTTGTGTTCCACCTGTTGCTCTTAATTGAGCAGAAACATAAATCAAAACAGCATTTCCTGAAGTTATGGTGATTTGCCCAATCACATCGGCTACGCCTGTTTTTGAGGTTTTAGTGCCAGTATCTGTATTTGTAATTGTTGGACTGAACACGGATTGGATGATATGCCCAGCCGGAAACACAACCGAACTCCCGATTGTCCCACCAGAAATTGTTCCAGCCGTAACCGTTCCCAAATTATTTGCTGTTCCTGCAAACGTAGCATTTCCGCTAGAATCTATCGTAATTCCAGAAACGCCTGTTCCACTGTTATCCCCTTGAAGCGTGAGGCTAGCGTCAGCCGTGACGGGCCTGACGGTGTCAACTTTGATCGTACTCATAAGACTTCTGTTATTGAAAAGTTAAGATTTCGATAAGTTCCGGTTGGGGTTGCGTAAGCATCCGTTGGAATGGTAATTGCTCCAAAAACCGCTTGTAGATCCCTTTCCGTTGTCATCGACTCCGTGATTTGAATTGGCACAGGTTCGCCTCTTTTGGCAGCCGCAATGCCGATTAAATCATCCGCTTGCGCTTGCGTGTAAACCCCTTGAACGTTAATCGTTTGAGCGATTCCTCTTTTGGTGACTTGACGAAAGCCAGAAGTTCCAGTTCTGACTGTGCTAAAATCTTCGTAGTTTCTGCTTAAACTTTGAGGATTCGCAAAGTCCGTTGAATTGCCAACTCGCAGAATTCCAAGGCTGATTGGTGGTGCTAATTCATCAACTGTAAAGCTTGTTCCAGGTCTGCTTGCGCTCAGTCTAACCGCGCCATCTGTAGTCCCGTCACCTACAATCGACACAATAGTATAATTTGTTCCGCTTGGATTACTCGCACTACTTAGTTTGATAACGGTATTCGGAAAAACATAACCGTGGTCTATAAGATTGACGCGAACATTGTTTGCGTCTCTGAAATTTCCGGTAGTTGTATCATAAATGTAAGGAGCCCAATCATCAATCGCGTTCCCTTCTAACTGCTGATTCATGAATTTGCCAGCAGTTGTCGTTCTATCTGTGTTTAAGATTAGATCCAGCGTTGAAGAAAACGATAATCCTGAAATATAAATCGGTTTTCGACGTTTTGAGAGATTGACACCCCAAGGTTTGAATTCAAACCGATTTTCTAATTGTGTCGCTGAAAAGTTCACGGCAGCGCCACCATCCAACGAATACGAACCACTGACAAAATGCCATCCGTCCAGAAAAAACGAATCGCTAGAGCCTGAGACATTCACCCGAATCGTTACGCTCGCGCTAGTTGAAGAAAAACGCTCTTGCGGTTGATTGCTTTCAATGTTTGAAAGAGCAAAGCCACTGGCAGCGCTGCCGCTCATTAGGCTCGAGCTCGAATAAGTCGATTCAGTAAGAATTTTCATATCGACAGAGGTGTCAAAGTAGAATCGCCTGAAAAAGTGGTTGTCTCATTGACAAAATCCCAAGCTCGCTTGCGAACAATCATGTTTCCAGTAATGCCCAAGGTTTTGTTGTTAACGTCGATTCTTTCGCCTGCCTGAACGTCGAGATTTATTCCGTCAATCGTCACACTTAATCTTGGCTTGTTTTTTACGGCAATAATATCGGTTAGAACTTCAGCCGCGACTTCGATGGAAGGGCTAAAAGTTTTGATCGTGTCATCCCGTCCAGTATCAATATTCGCTACTCTCACGGCTCTTTCAACCTTTAGCAGTTTATAAGGATTTGCGCCTAATCCTGTACCAACTGCCAAATTATAACTGTTGGATGAAAGCAAACCTGAAAGTGGCGCTGGTAAGTCAATCTGGCTTGCTAAAATTTCGTAATCCTCCAGCGTCAGGCTCGCAGTGCCTGGTACATTCTCTCGGTCAATCAAATGCAGAATGTCATTCTCATCATCTAAATAAAATTGCATGTTCAGCGCTTTGGCGACTTGGTCTGCAAAGTCGAGAATTCTTTGTTGATTCGTCTCAAAAATTGATACTTTCCGGTCATCATTATTCGCGTTGCTCGCTAGACTGGAATCGTAGGAATACCCAATGGATTGCGCTAACCAACCAAAAAAATCATATGCGTTTTCATCACCGTTTATTGCGTCAAAATGGATACTGATTCCAGAAATGGAAGCCTCACCTTCTAAGCTTCCCGATTGCAAAGTAAATCTTGGAACTTCACCATCTGGGACAGTATAAAAATCATAACTGAGCGAAGCATTCAGCACTTCGTCTTGTCCATCATCCTGAACAGAAGCGCTTGTGGTTTTTAAATTCGGATTACCAACCTGGGTTTTTGCAGCGTTCAGAATCGGCACAGGTTCTTGAAGCGTGACTGTGCCAAAAGCAAAAGGTAGTTGGGTGTCAGTCGCAGAGGCGTTTCCAATGTCGTAAGCGTTGAGTCCTGTAACGGATACGGTTGAGCCTGAAACTATCGTAATTGTGTTCCCACTGCTGACGGAATACGTCTGCGGTAATTGAGCTTCCCCTTGGATTGCCAACACGACTGATTGAGCAACAGTAATTGTGATTCCTGATGAGATCGTGCAGATGGATTCTAGGCTTTGAGAAATCGAAAAAGTTTCGTTCGTTGTTAGTTCCGTTCCAGAATCAAAAGAATAATTTCCGCTGCTGGGGTTGGTGTAGGTAATTGTCGAAACGTCAACGTTAATATCAAAGGTTGTGTCCGTTACGTCAGTAATTGTAAATTGAGTTGAAGTATCGCTCGGATTATATTCGAGCTCTTCCCCTACTATTGACATGCCTTGAAAAAATGCTTGTTCGCCCAATCCAAAATTGTGCAAAGCTGCGGTGGTAATTCTGATTTTGCCTGCGCCATTATTTTTGAGTTCAATGAGTTCAGCCTTTGAACTGGTTTCCGCAACAATCAAACGCAACAGGTTGGTTCGCTGAACTTTGGCTTCTAACTGAAAGCTGAGAGACTCTGGCGTTAGGTTGTTTAAAATTGCGGTTCCGTCAAGTAACTGCTTGCCGTTGTATCTTAAAATTACGGGAATCGCGGTTGCTGGTGAACTTAGTAAAGCCGTGTAATTCGCACCACTAAACGGATGGCTTGAGTCATTCGGGCGATTAACTAGCTGAAGATTGCCAACGTTTACGTTCAGCCACCCAGCGTCATAATCGCCCAACTCTATATATGGTGGCGCGGTAATATAAGGTTGATAAAATCGGTCATTCTTCCAGGTGCTTGGCGTGTCTGAAACATAGTAGACAGCATCCGTGAAAGGCGCTGAAGTCAGATCCATGTCTACCTGAAACGACATTAGGCCACTGCTGGAAATTGATTGTTTCGGGCCGCTCGCTCCTTGATTTCTACTCGTATTGCTGAATCGTATTCTCTGATTCGTTTGCCTGTTTCGTCGTAAATGTTCACAACGATATTATTGCGATCAACGCCATTATTCAGTTCGTTCAATCTGCCAGCGCCTAAACTCTGAACCGCTTTTCGGCTGAATATATACTCGCCACCTTCCGCATTAATAAGCTGTCCGCCTCGCGAATGAGAAGCACCTACCAGCATTCCGGCTTCAGCCTTGGGGATCAGTCCACCTTGCTTAAAGCCCAAAGCGGAAGCCACTGAAGAAACCCCACTCGAAACAAAACCAACGGCCTGCCCAACCACTGAATTATCACCTCCGGTCAGTTGACTGCCGAAGTCTGGCAAAACGCCTTGAATTGCTTTTGCGATTGCATTGGGCAACTCAGTGAAAGCTCCAGTGATTGCGGTTGCGATTGCATTGGGCAACTCAGTGAAAGCTCCAGTGATTGCGGTTGCGATTGCGTTCGGTAGTTCTTCCAACCCATCGACAAGAGCCTGAAAAAACTGTTGGGGCAATTTAAGTAGATTTTGAATGAAACTCACATATGCTTGGTTTAATCTTTCAATCACACCAAATACGGCTTCAATTGCATTGATTAAATTAACAATGAAATGAATAAGAGGCTCTAAAAGGCTTATTACTTTAAATAATATTGGCGCAAGCTTTTCAACGATAGGAATCAGCTTCTCAAACAAAGGTCTTAGAGCGTCAATCACGGGAATCAAAGCGTCAATCACTGGAACCAAGGCGTCAATGATTGGGTCAATCAACGCAAAGATTGCGTCGAAGACTTTGGTTAAGGCTTCCTGAACTTTTTGATTAGAAAGCACTAACGCCAGCAATCCTTCTTCAACCCCTTTTTGTGCTGTGATTTGTGCGATATTCGCAGCCCTTGAACCGGAAGAGCCAGCCGCGCCAGTGACTTGCTGGAAGGTGTCATTGGCGACCAGTCCTTGTGCGCCTTCTTGGATTCTCTCGCTGATTGTTTTGTTGGCTTCTTTTTGGGCTTCAGCGATTGCGAGCGCAGCCTTGGATTGCTTCTCTAAAAGTTTTAGGGATTTTTCTTCCGCTGCGGCTCTTAAAAGTGCTTCCTGGGCAAGTTTAACCTGTTCCTGAATTTCTAACTGGCGAGTGATTTCTTCAACTTCTTTTTTGACTTTATCATAGGCTGCGAGTTCAACGAGTTTCTTTTTGGCGAGGGCTAAAGCTTCTTGCTCTTTCAAAGCTTTAGTAGTTTCTTGGTTGTTTTTATTTTGTTCTTTAGAGGCTGAACTTTGATTCTGTAGGCTTTCGGCCTTTGCTCGCTCAACCTTTTCTTGTTTCCTAGCAATGTCATAGGCTTTGACGCCATTCGTGTAATTATCCAAGGCTTGCTGAATATTCTTCTTGCCTTGTGCGTAAACATCCTTTGCGTTCTGAACTGTCGATTTCCCGATAATGTCAATTTCAGAAATTGCGTTCTTTTGCTGAATGTAAGATTTGTAAACTTTATCCGATTCTGAGGCTAAGTTTTTCTGGGCTTGTATTAAGCCTTGTGCGGCTTCCTCGTCATCAGCAAATGGATTGTATGTTTGCGCTGCGGCTGCTGCAACGGCCAACACATCATCCAGAAGCATTACCTTGTCGATTAGATTCGTAATGTCCAAAAGAATGGTCTTGAACGTCACCTCAAGCGCTCTGAACGCTACCCCAATCACAGAACCAGAAATCAAATCTGTGAGGAAAATCAGCGAAGCTGAAAGCAACTCAACCGCTAAACGCACTGCGGCAAAGACCTTGGCGAATCCTATCACTGAATCGCCTTGACCTATCATTTCCCCAATTTTCCCAATCACATTCGTGAAAGGCGTAATGAGAGCGGAAACAATCCCAGAAAGGGTTTCAAAATAGAAGGCAATGTCTGCTCTTAAAATATCATCCAGCGCAGAGGCAACATCACGCAGAACGCCACCCAATGAAGAGTTTGCGCCTGTCACTTCATTAATCACTCCAGCCAATCGAACCGCAGAATTACTCACAATCGTAAAGCTTTGAGCAATCGTCTGGTTGGTTTTCCCAAACTCTTGCTCTAGTACGTCACTTTGCGATTTCAGCGCATTGAAAACTGCTTCAGCCGTAAGCTTGCCTTCTTTTCCGTATTCTTTGAGTTGTCCAACCGTAATACCTAAACCGTCCGCGATGGCTTGTGCCACTCTTGGCGTTTGTTCTAAAACAGAATTCAATTCTTCACCACGCAACGCACCAGCCGCGAAACCTTGCCCAAGCTGAATCATTGCCGCTTCAGCGCTTGCGGCACTAGAGCCGGAAATTGTGATTGCTTGAGAAAGAGCCTTGGTGACTTGTTCTAAGTCGGTGTTTGTAGTGCCTAGTTGAGCAGTAGCGCGAGCTAGGCGAGAGTAGAGATCAACCGTTGACTCAAAAGAGTTTCCGGTGGATTGGGCAATTTTGAATAGGGCCGATTGCGCTCTGGTGAGTTCTTGAGTGCTTGATGTGACTAGCTTGAGGCGAGAATCAATGTTTGCGGCTGCGTCACTAAATTTAATTAGTTTATCAATGGCAAAGGCGGCGATTGCGGCATTCAAGGCAGTAGTCAGGCCACCAACAGAGCGAGCGACTGCCGATGAGGTGCTTTGTAGTTTTTTGAGCGAACGATCAACCGAATTAAAAGCCGCTTGGGTCTTGTCTACGGCTGAAATCGTGATCGTGGTGTTATTCGCCATTACTTAGATTTTCGCTTCTCTGACTGAATCGTAAAGTAAGCCACCCAACCTCGAATCTCGTCGACTGTCCAGCTCATCACCTCGCGGATCGGCTGGTGCAGTGTTTCCGCAAGCTGAAAAGCAATAAAGAGGTCAGGTGACTCCCTCAGTTTTTTTCAATCTGCTCATCCGTTAGTCCTTCGTCCTGGTTCATCTGTGAGACAATCTGAGCAATGACTTCACTGTCCACTTGCCTCATAAACTCTTGACGATTAACCAACTTGAAGAGTTTTTTTCCATCTTCGTCGAGCGCTTTTGCAATTAAAGTTGCAATCAAGGCTTCACCCACTTTGCCAGCCTGGTTTAAAGCCAGAATCTCCTGTTGTTCGCTCAAGGTCATTGAAGAGCGATAATAGATTTTCGTGGGTTCACCTTGTTCGTCGGGCCATTCAGGAACCTCTACATATTGTAAAGGTGCTGAAAGCCTGTCGCGATAATGAGCTTTTGCTCGTGATAAAATATCAGTCATTTATTTTTACGCTGTGGTTTCTGCCAATGCCCCAGAACCTTGGAACGAAATTGTTGCGTCTACCGTCCCATCGATTGCCCCACTTCGTGAAACTCCGGTGATTACAACCGAACCGGAATAGTAGGTTGAACTCGTCGCGGTTCCTTCTGGATATAAGTTCAGCGTGACACTAGAACCTACGCCCACTGAAGATTGGCCTGTGTCGTCTGGGTCCCAAAAGACGTCACAACTGCCAGAAAATGAAGTCAGGCCAGCGACAAAGGTTTGGGCTGAATCGCTCAGTTGGGTTGTGTCGATGGTGTTTGCCGTCTGGTCGATTGAGTAGCTTTTGACTTCTCCGATTGTGGTTGAACCGGATTTAATGACTCCGGCTGATCCTTTAGTAACTGCCATTTCGTTTCCTTTTGTTGGCTGTTAAAAAATGCCGGTGATTCTTCCGGCTTTAGCGCTGCCCATCCGTCCGCGCTAAACTCTTCAAATTGAGACTCTTCAATAACTTTCTTCTCTCTACCTCTGATAATTTTCATAGGATTTCACTCGGTGTTCCGCTTGTCTGGCGATAGATAATCAGGTAGTCCATCGCAATCATTCCAACAGGTTTTTCGCCTTCTGTTGAAATGTTGATTTCTACATTCTGTAAGACTAATTCTTCGACACTCGCTGGGCTTGTTTCGTTTAGTGCCGCTTCGACTTCTCCTCCGATAGTGTCCAAAGTGTCGTCTAAATTGCTGGTTGCTTCGGCAACGCCTTCGACTCTTAGATTAAGATTTCTTACTAGGCTCTTTCCATCCGTCATTGCAGACCGTTCAACGGTTTCCGCGAGTGTGTAAATGAGCAGACACGGCAAATCTGTCTGGGCCAGCCTATGAAACCTCGTTTGATAAACTCTGCTGGCTGTCGTCGAAAGTCCGGTGAGTGTGGTTGCAACCGCTTCTCGAATCGTTTGACGAGCGTGAGCCATCAGATTCTTTCCATGACTAGCGTCGTCATACCTAAATTGTCCGGCTCAATGCCTCGCACCACATAGCCGATTGACTGAATCGTTAGAGCGTCACCATGCGCCAAGCTGGAAACATCACTGGTTCTTGCCATCAGTCGAGGTTCTGCCGACTCAAGCCCAATCGTCAGTCCATTTGGTTGAATCAAGGTGAAGCGTAAATCCCAGATTCCGCTGAAGGTGCTGGCGTCTGCCTTAATGACGGTTACGCCAAAATCTGCGGTATCTAAATAAATTGCTCTGTCAGTATCGGTTTCAATCGCCATCGAGTATGTACCAAAAACGTTCAGTTTCTTTGATGAGGTATTCGTTGGATACCTTATTGCGACTCAAGCCAATCACATTCTCACCAGCCGCTCGCGCTGGATTTCCGGCAAAGATTTTTCCAGGTGTGATTCTACATTTCACGCCAACCACTGAATTCATACCAATCATGGAAAAACTGCCAATCAGCGAATATTGGTGAACTGTTGCCCCCAGCCCAATCGTTGCGCCTCGCATGACGTAGCTATGTCCGCCTAGCTGCACCGCATTGGCAAGCGTCACGTTGTCCTCAATCACTGAGTCATGGCTAACATGCGAGTAGTTCATTAAATAACAGTCTTTGCCAATTCTGGTTTTGTTTTCGGTTCCGGCATGAATCGTTGCAAATTCTCGAATCGTGGTGTTGTCACTAATCTCAACTCCACAAAGTTTTGGCCTTGTCCTGTGCTGTGGCGTATCACCGATTGAAACATGCCCGTGAATTCGGACGTTGTCTCCAATCTCAGCAGGCCCGTAGATTATTGTGTAAGGGCCAATAAAAACGTTTTTGCCAAAGTGGACATTTCCCTCAATGATTGCCGTTTTATCGATTTGTACTACCACTCAGCGAGTAAATCTGTGTGAACAAAAGGCGGTTTTGGATTGCCATGAAAGTAAACAATTGAGGCTTCTTCTCGTCTTTCCGGCTCTTTGAGCCAGTGGCACTTGTAGGACTGAATCTGGTTAGGAAAAACCTCATTCAATCGGGTTGCGTCATTGGCTAGTAATCGCAAAAACTGCATTTCTGAGATTCTTCCGTTGTACAAAATTCGCTCACCGTATTTTTCTTTTCTCTGCCACTCGTAAAAAATGAAATCGCAGAATTCAGGTGAGTAGCTTCCAACCCCATTGCAAATCGTTTCAGGATAGTTTGGATCTGTAAGAAGCCCGACTCTGCCGCGCCAATTTAGAATCTCGTCAATATTGTCTTTAATGATCGTGTCGAGCCCAAGAACAAAACGTTGATTTTCTCCCAAGTCCGGCCTGAAGGTTTCCATGACATTCCCATAACCGGATTCATTACCTTCAATCTGAACTTGATCAACCTCTTCTTGAAATTCGTAAAACTCATCAACTAAACAAATCAGTCTATATTTTTGTGTCGTATGTCTTGCAATCGCTTGTGCTAATTTGTCCACCCAGATTGCCGAATATCCTTGGGAAAACTTGGGTAATCCCTTGCCTTCCGGCTTAAATAAAATGCAGACAATGTCAATCATCTGGCTCAGTCTTCTTCGGCTTTCTGGCTGGCTTGCGCTTTACCAATTTTGGTTGGCTTTCGCTCGTTAAGCCCACGCTGCGATCAATCAGCGGCTCTTTCTCTTCGTAGGGAATCGCCTTGCCTAATCGCATGATTTCGCGAGCTGCATCCACCGTCACAGAAACGATTTGGCCCGCTTTTACAACTTTTCCGTCTGCTACTGTGCTTCTTAGAATTTGTACCTTCATCGAATCGCTCGCAGTAACTCGTTTAGTTCTGGATTAAAAGTCTTCACTCGTTTTGGATTTCTTAGTTTCTGAATGATTTCGCCCCAAGCAGATTTTCTTGGGTTTCGCTTGCCTTTCAAGGCTTGGTCATTTTCTGGCCTGACGTACTGGTGCCAGTAATCGCGCCTTGTGTTTTCGTAGTTATCCACGCCACACAACCAGATTTCTTTGTAGCCCATGTAATCGGCTGTCCAGAGTGCTTCTGGGCCGCTCAGTTGAACCCAAGGGCAAATTCCTGCGTAAATATCCTTTTCTTTTAAATTTTTAAATTGCGGAGAAACAATCGGGCATTGAATTCCAATGTCTTCTCTTAAAAACTGAATCATGCTTGGATCGTGAGCATACGCCCAAGCCAAGTCTGGCAAGAGCGCAGCATGTTGGTTAACAGAAATCCAATGTGCGCTCTTCCAGTTGCTTTGACGAACGTCAGCAGGCGCAGAAGGTGAGCCGCAAATCAAAAGTGCGGTTTCCCCTCTGCACCAATCCTTCAGTTCATCTAAATGAAACACTCAGACAGTCACATCCTGTGCTGCTGAGAAGGATTCTGGTCTCGCTACAGCAACGTCCATCATTTGATAGAAGTAGAGGTTCACCGTAGAGGTTCCGGCTGCACCGTAAGGATCAACCAGAACATCTAGCGCACCAAAGAAGCCCAAATAAAGGTCGGTGAAATTCCCGAACAATAGGGCATATGGCGCTGAACTTGGCGCTTGGGTTGTCTGGACAACGGGATAGCCCAGCAATGAATCTGTATCCATCATAATCATTCTGGAATCCGTTGAACTCGCTACCAGTGTCTGCATCAGCTTGCCAACCAC